GATAATACACCACCACTATCATCCATGCCTGTTTGATATGGAAATCCCCATTCACCGTGTGTGTGAATACCATGGTCGCCATCTGTCGACCAACCAGTTGTAGTTGTAGTGTTTCCTGTTCCAAATGTTGAATTATTTAATAAATTACCGGTTGTGACTTCTTCCGCTTTTAATGCGTAATCAAAACCAACCAAAATGCCTATCGTTATTAACAAGCCGTAGGCTAGATTTCTCATCTAAGAGCCATTCCTAAAGTTCTCTTTTCTTTTCTCAATCTTTTCTCTTCTTCTTTCTTAGCCGCTTCTTCCTCTTTTAGTATCCTTAACTGCTCTTTTAGTTCAGCAGCTTCCGCTTCTAATCTTAATCTTTCCTTCTCTTCTTCCTCTTTTCGCACTACTTCATCAATCGTTTCCATAACTTTTGTTCTTTCAACGTGCTCTTCATAATCCGGCCTTAATTGAGGATATTTATCCCATAATGCCTGCGCTTCTTTACCGATTTTGCCATCAAATGGGCACGGCGTTCCTGCAGATTGCATTGCCATGTGCACACGTTTATCTTGACACAAAACTGCCACACTTGCAACTTTCATGCCGAAATCCTGGAGGACCTTAGCTAATTTTATGCGCTCACAATTTTCATCGACGACATGCTTGCCCCCCGAAAAACCTATTACGCCAGTTGAAACAGATCCACTCACACCCATTGAACACACGTCTTGTGACATGCTTGAGTATGATGGTGAATTAGCTGATGGGGGTGGAACCGTTGAATTGTTATTGGTTGTGCTATTCGTGTCGTTGTTGGTTGTTGTCGTGTTGCTTGATCCAGAATTATAATTGGTTGTTGATTCACTTTCATACCCACCCGTAATATTGGTGTTGGATCCAGATGTGTTGGTTTGTGTGTTAGTATCGTCGGCTATGACAGGCTTCGCTGCTATTGCCAATACAATCAGTATTACCAATAAGACCAGATTTGTCTTGTTAAAAAATCCTCCCATTTTTCCTCCAGATTTATTATTTTATATGCTGTTATCTTTTATTGAAGATGGAAATGCATAAATTTCCTCGCATCTTACATTAACATAAGCCGTTTGGCCACGATTTATTTCTAAATTTGATATGTAATTTTCCGTTGTAAGTATTAGGTTTTCACATTTTTGCTTTTCCGCATAGCCACCAAATCCTTGATAGGAAATAGCAGGCACGTTGGGATATGCTATGTAAGCCATAAGAAACCAAATTTTGATCACGATTATTCACCTCTAAAATAACGTTTTTCTGGATGGTATTGTAACCATTTTTTAAATTTTTTCCAGATGTTTCTTACCTTAGTTGCCACTTTGTTCTTCCTTATTTAAATGGGACCTTAGCGCAACGAATGTGCGCATAAGGTCCACTGGGTGAAATGAAGTTGAGGATTTATCTATATATCCTGTGGATAACTTAAGCAATAAAAAAGTGATTTTTTTCTTGACAATTGTTTTTGGCGGGTTTCTGCCATAATTATTTACTTGATTTATCCCATTAATTACTGTATAATATGGGCACTGGAGAAATAATGTTGAATACAGCTATGATAAGTTTAAAAAAATTAGATGAATGGGTGAGCAAGTCTAGAAAAGGGGAAAAGCTTCTTTACTACAGAGGATTTTTGTTCGCTCCACAAATACAAAAATTATCGCCGACACAAGACTACAAACGTGTGGCAAAATTAAGAGATCAAGCACATCGTCTATACAACGCTAAATTAGTTACGTTGGTTCAGAAAAGACACGACGATTTTGATTATGAATACTTCGCGGTGCGCATATGATTTACGCGCTGTTTTGGTTCATGCTCATTCCCATTAAGATATGGATTGCATGGAAAATTCTCGTGTTTATCTACATGTGGTGGATGGGTGTAATATGAAAAAACCTAGTGATGTTGATAAGAATACCTGGGAAAAAATGGAAGAATTCACCAAAGGCTGGGGATACATGGTTGTTTATCTCGCGATGTTTTGCATAGTTCTTTTGATGATAAAGGACTTAACATAATGGAAACATTTGACATAATTTTATACGCGACAGTCATTGCCGTTGGAGTCATAATACTTTTCTATGAATACTATAAATAATTTATATGACAGGTTGGTTGAGGAGAAGGATCGCTTAGGGGCGATTGCTCTTCGCACGCCGAAAACGGCCCAGGAGCTCTTGGCACGTGATAGATATGAACGTGTGATGAAAATCCTTTGGAGACGTTATGACTACGGGATAGATGATGTTATGGAGGAATACAGAGCGCAAGATCACATCGATGAAGTAATTGAAATTGAAAGGAGAACAAATGGAAAAAATTGAAATAGATGTATGCTACCGCGTTGATGATAATGGTAGAAAATTTTATGATTATGATACAATGTATGGACAATTGAGTCATAAAGTAAGAAAACTCGCTGAGGAGGATGAAAAAAAACCCCACCTTACGCTGGAAGAAGGACAAGCTTTACTGAAAGTGCTACTGAAAGAAGTTAAATACGGGCCAGTTCCCGTTGAAAAGGCGCAGGTGAAGATGGAAGAAATTACAAAAAACATGAAATATCCAATTGATGATTCAAAAAGACCGATAAAGGATAATGAAGAGTCCTGATCCTAAATTATTAGAGCTTGAAAAGAAGCAGAAGGACCGCATAGAGGATTTAAAAAAACATCCTAGAAAGCAGCAGCACGTCCAGGAGCAAAAATTCAAGCTTGGACAAAAGAAAATGGAAGAGGCTTTTCAAGATAAACTCAATCCCACTTCTTCGGCTATTACATTTGAACGCCCCCAAGAAGGTAAGATTGAAAAAAGAATTGGTGGAATGGATACGTTTCACGTTGAGAAGGGTGAAGAGAAGAATACTTACAGGATCACAACGAAAAGAGAATTAACTTTTCAGTATATGATTCGCGCTAAGAGTGAGGAGGATGCAATGATCAGAACATTGCGATTCGTCAGTAAAGACGGCAGTGGGCAACGTGAGGATATTAAGCGTCCTATGTATGCATCAAAACCTATCATCCGTGAGTGGATTGATAAGATAGAAAAATTATAGGAGGAAACAATGGCTAAAAAGAAAACTTTAGGTGAGAAGATCCATAAAGAGCTGGATAAACTTGCAGCTCTTCATGAAAAAGAAGAAGCAATCATTGATAAAATAACAGAAATCATCGATGATGAAGAAGGAAATGACGCGTGGGATGATGATGAAGGAAGCTATGGCGGAACAGATCCAGACTGAATTAAAATATGACATATACCAGCCTTTCGGTCCGAGCATATTAAAGACTTCGCTGCCACAGAGCTATGTCAATTCATTAAACGCGGAGTCTGATCGCATATTGAATGATGAAAAGCTGAGTAAGGACCGTGACTGGTCTCATAATCTGGCAGGCAATGTTAAGAAAGAGATCGCGATTGATCAAAATATCATTCCAGGGTTTCCGGAATTTCTCATCACGATGGCAAAAGTGTATTACAAACACACAATCAACAAGGAGCCTGCTGATGGCAGCAAGGTCGCGTTTCGAACGTGGGTTGTCTCACAATACGCAGGCGACTTCAATCCAGTGCACATTCACGACGCCAATTTATCCGGTGTCGCGTTTTTAAAGATACCATCTGGGTTCAGTGAAGAGTATGAAAAAGAGGACCATCATCCAACGGTTGGATGCTTGGAGTTCCTTGGATCAATGCCCAATCATTTCGCAAGGCACAGCTACATCGTCAAACCAGAAGTTGGAGACTTTTATCTGTTTCCATCCTGGTTGACACATCAGGTGTATCCGTTTCGAAGTGAAGGGGAACGCAGATCACTGGCGTTTAATGTTCATTTCACGTTGGATGGTCCAGTTAAAGGAGTTAATGCATAATGAATCATAAACATTTAATGCTTAAAGGAACAATTCACCACGCACCATTTCCTGGGGAAGTAGGATACGTTGATGAATGGATTAAGAAATTTGTCAAGGATCAAGGAATGGAAATTGCCGGTGGACCCATCATCAGCTATGTGCTGGATGAGGGAAACCGCGGAATGACTGCTGCTTGTCTGATTAAAACGTCACATATTGCATTTCACATTTGGGATGAGAAAAATCCTCCCGTCATTCAGTTTGATTTTTACACATGCGGAGAGATGAAGGAGGAGTCTGTGGTTGAATGCATTGACAGCGGATTTGGATTAAAAGAATATGAAGTGAAGGTTCTTGATCGGAGTGAAAATTTAAATGGTTGATACGACGAAGTATAAAAGCATAGCGATAAAGATTCCCTATTATGACGCTTTGGTTGAAATGGGGAAGACCATGCATCGTGGCCCAGGTCAGCAAATGATGCATTTAATTGAACAAGAAGCTGACCGGAAAGGAATTAGAATAAAGAATGAAAGAGCTAATAGACGCAGCAAAAAAAATAAATAAGATCTTACACGAATGTGAGGAGGAAGGGGTGAATTATAACACTACGCTTGGTAGAATCAACGCTGTTAAAGTTCATGACGTCCCATTCCCAACTCTTATGCTTATGGAGATCATTGATGAATTTGTCAAAGGATACGCTGAACGACAAAAAGAAACAGTGCGTGATGATAGTGATGAAATACAAAAGAGATATGAATCATACGCAGGAAATTGGAATAAAAAGGATCTGAATTAATATGAAAATACCAAAAGTAGTTCGAATAGGTTATCAGGATGTCAAAATTGAAAGAGAAACCGCTACTTTCTCGAAGCAATCAGATTGTTATGGTGAATATGAGCACAGAAAGAATCAAATCACCATTCAAAGTGATCTATCTAATCTTGATGAGGCGAACACGCTGTTGCATGAAGTGTTGCATGGCATAGTGTATATTAATTCTTTGACACAGACTGGAGCACCACTGGATAAGGAGAATAATGAGGAAATTGTTGTCAATACTATCACCAATGGATTAGTTCAAGTTTTTAGGGATAACAAATGGTTACTCCCGTATTTAAATAAGAAGGTGAAATGATTGAAATAATGAAAGAATACTGGTTTTTAATTTTTGTCACGGTGGTGTTCACCGTATATTTTTTAATTGCCTACATACATCACAGGAACAATAAATGATAGAAGATAAAACATATGAAATAAACGTGTGGGACAGTAATAAGAAAATCATTGAAAAAGTCATAAAACCATTCAAAAATGATGAAGAGGTAATAAGGTATATTATGAAGAACTTTAATATGGAAAATGATAAAGAATTAACTGGAATGGATCCAGAAAAGGGGTATATGCGCTCTAAACTTGGGGAAAGAATGATTACATGGTCACCCATAACCACACATAAGAGTAAAAAAGGTCCTATTAGAATACAATTGGATGATAAAGATAAAGAATTGCATAACACATTGGAGAAATCAATAACCAAGGAAGCAATTGATGAGTGGGGTCATAATGAGATGATAAGACAAGTCAGAAAACACTATTACAATCCGGACGCAAAAGGATATGGGGATAAAAAATGATAGAATTCCTAACAGGAAAAGAAGGCGCCAAAAAATATAAGAAATTTAATTTCACTGAAAGAGTTCTTTTTTGGGTTTGCATAACATATATATTGTGCTACGTTACAAAAAGAATATTATTTTAGGTATTGGCAAAGGTATTATGAGTATTAAACAGGGATTGACACCAAAACAACATGAATTTCTTAAACAAATTCAAGGGTTTATAAAGGCAAATGGGTACCCACCATCGTATGAGGAGCTCAAACAAATGACAGGATTGAAGTCTAAGAGTAATGTGCATGCTAAGATGCATCAGCTAAAAAACCGCGGATACATTGACTTTTCACCATATCTTAGCAGATCAATGAGGTTGCTGTAAATGGTATTGGATATGCGCGCAGATGCTAAAAAGTTTTTTTATTTTTTTTATACCGGGCTACAGCCAATACCCGTAATACCTTTGCCATTTTTTCAAGGTGGATATAGAGAATCAGGTATTACGGAGGTATTACGGAGGTCATGGATAAGGGGTGAAATTGTGTTTTTTGGAGGTATAAATGAGTGAAAAAGTCAGTATTAACAATAAGTTAAAGCAATTAGAGGGGAAGATTACAGCCAATACCATCCGTAATACCAGGGATATGGCATTGAAACACCCACGTGGTGAGGATGGATTGACTGATAAACAACGAATATTTGTCAGTATATATACTGAAAATGAGGGTAGACTAACGCCAACAGAATGTGCTAGACAGTCTGGATATAAAGCTGAGCGTGCTGCAACCACGGCTCCAGAGTTATTGAATAATAAAAAATATCCACGTGTCGTAGCTGCTGTAAGGAAGAAAAGAAATGAAATAGCTGAAACACACAAAGTTGAAATGAATAAACACGTTGCTGAGTTGGCAAGGTTGCGTGAAAGGGCACTGAATGATAAATCACATAGTGCTGCAATTAATGCTGAGAGATTACGTGGACAAGCTGCAGGTTTATATGTTGAAAGAAAGGAGATAAGAACAGGATCAATTGATGATATGTCTCGTGAGGAGGTTATCGGTAAATTGAAGGAGATAGGACTTGATGGCAAATTCAAAAAGAAAGATGGGAAAGAATCGTTCGAGGTCACCGATAGCAAAATGGTTGACATCACCGATGTTCCGGCAGAAGGTAAAGAAGAGTAAAAAGCTGTATGACCGTAAAGACGGAAACAAACTTTTACAAGAATTTAAAACGATGCTTAGAAACTGGCCCTGAAAAATACATCATTACACGTATTGAGTCATACGTTACACCTGGATTTCCTGATTGTCTCATATTTCACAAGGAAATAGGCTTTTTTACATTAGAGCTCAAGGTCGTGAGGCGTAATAAAAAAGGGGTAGGTAAAGTATTGATTTCACCCCTTCAACATGCCTGGAATAT